TTGTAGTATCAATATTAGTGTTGTACTGCCCCGTGGCACCATAAATATCCGAAGCACCAACAGTTGTTCCAATTTTGACCGTAATGCCCTCAGGAGTGAGATCAGATGCTCCGTTCACCGATTCCCCTGGGTCAACGACTGGAAATGAAACCCGAAACAGATAAGGCCCCGCTGGTACTGCAATCAACTGCTGCCGAATAAATGGTTTCTGAGCAGGTGGAGGGTGAGGAGGATGAAGAGGACCGCCTTGAGAAGGGTCCCAATTTGTATCCCAGAGAGGAACCTCTAGCTTCACCAATGCTTGAGACCCAATCCATTCAAATTGATTATAAACTCCCCCTCCTGTTATCCAGTTCGCAGACCCCTGAGAAAAATCATTATTAAGAATGAGTTGTCCACTGGAAGATGTATGAACAACTCCACTTTCGTTCAAAATTCGTGCTTCCCCCGCTGTCAGCTCCAAACAAACATCAGAGCCCGACAAAATATTATAAGGGATGAGCCGGATATTTCCGTTCTGCGCTGCCTGAATGACAAAGGCAGACCCAGACCGATAACGAAGCGGTCCCTGAGGAAGATGCAACCAGTTCTCGGAAAACTCAGCCCCGTGCTTGTAGTACTGGGTATCCGTACGCCCCAGCATGCGCGCAGAAATCTCCCCAGCCATGAAGCTGTTCTGGATGGGGTAGAAAGGCACTAGTACCTCGCACGGGTAAGTTGACTCGTCTGAATGACTTGCGGAGTTCCCTGACTTCCATCTCGACCGGAAGCCGCCATCAACTTCATCTCATATTCTTTATATAGCTGCGATTGCAGCTCCACCCGGTTGGTGATGGGCATCGCCAGCTCGGAAGCCAGACGGCAAGCAAGGGCCTGGACGAACTGAGACGTGTACTTGGTGGTGTCCTCTACCCGCCGGATGTATCGGGCCCACAGCTGCGAGGTGCTGCTGAAGGCGATGTCTCCGAACCGGTTCCAGCTGGGTCGGGTGACCGCTTGCTCCGAAGTAATCTCCTGGTCCAGAAGCGACCCGGAAGTAAGAGCAACAGGGTTGGGAATAAAACAATAACGAATAAGAAGACAATCTGCAGGTAACGCATATGCTTGCCCATACTCCGGGGGAAACGGAGTCAGGGGAACCGTCTGGACGAGCTGCACCTCGGCAATAGCAAAGGACCAATCTCGGTCTTCCAGCACCGAATCCCGGACAATCGGGTAGTGAAGACTGGTGGTGACCGCCTCGACCGTATTGTCATTAAACGAGGTGATAGTATGCGCGCCGAGCTTGGTCAAAGCCAAGTTGGCAATATCGATTGGCGTGGCCATTAAGTAATGACAAGCGCGTTCGAATTATTGACGGTCAGAGTGACCACCGTTCCATCTGCTCGCTTCATCTTAATGCCACTCGCTGCCCCAAGACCCGTCATGTCCAACCGAGCGTTGATGGCATCAATCAAAACGAGGTCAGTCCCTGCAAGTGAAAGATGAATGCCGGTGCTATTGGTATTCAGGTAAAGCTGACTATTATACATCTGAACGGCGAAGTTGGAATCAGAAGGAGTCCCGAAACCAGTATTCCCTAGCCAAATGGCAGCCGGAGTGGCAGCCGCTTTCCCAATGTAAACGGTCTTGGTTCCCGCCCCATCCTCCACGGTGACATGAGTCTTGAAATTCTTGGCCCCAGCGAAGTCCTGTGCGGCAGTGGAGACTCCTCCAGGGTTGGTGGCATCCGCTGGCTCCAGCTCCAAAGTATTCGAAGCAATGGTACCGCCATCAACATTCGGAGTAGACCCGAACACTGCCATTGACAATCCACTGCCACCTGAACCCCAGGCAAGCCCGGTCGGAGTCCCATCAGTGGTCAGCACATCTCCATCGTTTCCGCTGACACTGGGGAGCCCAGGAGCAGGTTGAGCAAAAGGAAGCGCATCCCGAAATGGCGCATCATTAATGTACCAGGATGCTGCCCGACTTGCCGGAGGATTCCCAGCAAATGTGGTGATGGCTGCCGATGCTGCGGTCATCTGAGAATTAGCATCGGACTGACTGATGGGGGAGACCATGGTCAGCACGTATGCCTGTGCCGTGGAATAGGTCATCCCATTTCCGACGAGATTTGTAAGGACTGACCAAAGATAATTATTCACGGCGGATTGTGACCTCCACACCAAAATTCACGACGTTGGTCTTGCAATGAATTTCCGTCAGCAGGCATAGCCAAAGATAAATAATACGCTAGCTCTCGGTCAATTCTGGACCCAGTAGTAAATCCCTGAGCAGTGAGAAACTCCATCCAGGCATCCCCTAGGTCCTTACTGGTGGCTCCGTTATTCTGGAGCCATGCCAGTTCCATCTCCATCAATGAGCCCGTGTAACCCCCGGTTCGCAACTGAGCGAACTCACAATCAATCTTCATCCCGGGGGTGGACATGAATTACATCACCTTCCTGTTCTTGGAAGGAACCGGAGAGAACTCTACACCACTAGACGGAGCCATCAAACGCTCGGACTCCTTCTTCTCCGTCTCAGTCTGAGAAACCTCGGGGGAAGCAGTGGCAATCTCCTCCCGGTAGAGACCACCCTTCTCATCCCGGTAAATTCCCCAGACTTTCCCGTCGGGAGTCACTGCAGTGTTGATGGGGGACTTCACCTCTCGGGCAGTGGACTCGATGAGACCGGGCTGCTTCGGGATTCCCTTCTCCATCCAGTCGAAGAAGAGGGCCCGGTTCTTGTCATACCAAGCCACCTCCACCGGCATGAACTCCCCAGTGCGAATGGCGATATGCCAAGCCAAGCCGTCCTTAAGGTTCTGAATCACCCTCATCGCGTCATCCATGTTGCCTTCAGTCTTCTGTGGCATTATGCCCGCCTCCTCCAGCGGTCCGTGCTTACTTGGTCGACGATGTAATGTTTATGCTCCTCCAACCACCCATCGTCCAGTGGCGGAAAGCATCCGAGCTTCGCCTTCTCCCAAGGCATTCCTTGGCGCAGACGAAGAACCACATACCGGATATCGGTATCACTTCCTTCCGAACGCTTGGGAGAGACAAAGTCTCGGAACTCCATCATCCACCTTGCGCATTGTAAAAGAACACCGTCTCCGTACCAGCCGGAGTCCAAGACGTTCCGGGAACCGCATGAGCTGCAGTGTCTCCAAAGGCAACCGTGAGAGTGGTCCCAGCCGTCGCAGAGAACGCCAGACTGTACCAACCCGTTGCCGGTAGCGGAACGATGCTTGCCACTACCGTTCCTACCACCGTGGAAAGCGTACCGTCGGAAAGCTTGTAAACCTGAGCGTTCGTTCCACCATCGAACGACAGCCCCATATATGCTGCAGTTCCGGCCTTGGCATAGAACCCGAATACCGTTCCAGTAAACGACCGAGCAATTTTATGCTGAGCCGCTGCAGCAGTCAGAGTGATTTTACTTGCACTCGTTCCGCCCACTGCGTCTGTCTGTCCACCGGTCAAAGTGGCAGACGTTGCAGTCCAAGGCGTAGTGTCAAATGGACCGTTGGGAGCAGTGACACCCGGAGACCCACTCGCCACTGAATAAAATGGCGAACTCAATAAGTACCAATTTGGCCGACCCGATGGAGGAAGAATTGCTGCAGACAGCAGCAAATTCTTACTGGTATCCATCAATGAACCCTCTCCCGTGGAAGGGAAAGCGCTCGCAGCTTCAATCTGAGTCTTAGTTGCCGTGAAGGTAGTCCCGGCAGCCAGAAGGTTGACTGCCGCACTCCAGAGGTCAGCATTCATGTGTGTTGGTACGTCTGATAGGGGGAAGACATCATATACCCGATGACATCATCGGTATCGCCATACCGCGCATCGAAAGCGACAGCCGCTAGATTAACAAGGTGCGTTTTGACAGCCTCCAGCGAGTTACCAACATCGGTCTGCTGCTCATTGGTAAAGGACTGAAGAATGGTTGCCTTGGCAGTTGCCCAAGCAATCCCTGCACCCAGCAAGTTGACCAACCCCGATGCATGCCACGAATCACAACCCCAAGCTCTGGAGGACATTATGAACTCGCCTGTGCCGACTGGATATAAAACTGCTTGATTTCCTCAAATGCCGTGTCCATCCCGATGTTGGCAATCTTGGCTGCATCATTCACCGCGAGCGCCGCCGTGCCGACCTGGATGCCCCACCAGACTGCGTCTTCGTCCGTGACTGACGGAGTGGTGAGGTCGGTGTTGGTGACGAGGGTATGCAGCCACTTCTGCCCGAACGCCGTGGTGATGAGCTTGGCCTTGAAGTAAGTTCCTCCGCCGGTTGCCCCGTAGGCTGGGCGAGGAAAACGAGTGGTGTCCATCTGGGCCATCGCTTCATCCTTCAGCCACTCCACGGTATCCAGAATTTCAATCTGTCGATACTTGAGGACGTTGTCTCCAACGCCCAGCAGATAGGAATTTTGGGTTAGGGTGAGCCCAGACGCAGGGGTGGCCGTTGAATATGCCACGTTGTCTGAGGTGATGTTGTCAGCCGTTAGCTGCCAAACGCGCATATTCATTACTCCTAAGAAAGGTGACAGGAGCAGCGGTTGGAGGAGGGGAGTATGGCCGCTGCTCCCGTCGGTGCTACTAGGTGTGTTGGTACGTCTGCATCGGTGACGAAGTCAGATAGGTCCAACCTGCAGCTGGGACTCGTGCAGTAAACGCGAGCGCAGCCATGGTTGCCCCATCAGTGGCATTGGCATCAATGATGACTCCCGCCGCAGTCTGCTGACTGGAAGGAATCATCGTCAAGACAAACGCCTTGGCCGCTGACCCTGACTGTCCCGCTGCCAGTAGATTCACGTACGCTGAAAGCCACCACTCATTCATTGCTGACTCCTAGAGAGAATCGGCGATGTAGCACTGGACGATATGCTCGTCCTCCACGCGCATGGCACCCATGGAGAGAGCACTGTAGATGCGCCACGCGAAGCTGACCGAGGGGTCCTCAGCCACGCGGGTCCAGATGTCCTTGGCAACGTGCAAACCGAGCGCCCGCTTGGTGAAGGCAAAGACACGGATGTCAGTGCCCGGGGTTGGCTTGGTGAGCAAGGTGGAGACCACCCAGTCGAAACCCATCCAGTTGGAGACGTACCCGTCACCCGCGAGTGACTTAGCCATCACGTAGTCTTCGGACGTCGCCTCAGTAAGCTGGAGGAGCTTCCGCATCTGCACCGGACCAATGGCAAAGCACTTTGCCTCGGCCGGGTCAATATTGTTGTTCTGGAAAATCTGGTTGACGTTGGTCACCATGTCGAACGAGAACTTCTCCGTCCCAGTCCCAATGGTCTGGCTGGCAGGAAAAGCAACCGTCGACCCTGACCCGTCCACCGCGTTTCCAGTAGCGGAAGCGATGATGAGCGAGTCAATGGTGCGCTTCATAGCCATCGCTTCCGAATAAGCAATTGCGCTATTCGGGTCGATGAGCATCTGAACGATGTCTTCCGGTTCCACCGAGTCAGCGGTCGCCCAAGTACTGATGGTCGACTGCCGACGGGTCCACGCTCCACCCTGGCCAGTCGGAGTCGCCGTCAATGCAGAAGTCTTCTGCACTGCGGTGCCAGGAGAGAGTCGGTCCCAGTTGTGGTGCTGTGACTGGGCAAATCGCTCAGTGACGTGCGGCCTGAGCCGCGCAATCATCTGCTGAGCAAGAAACCGGACGTTGTCTTCGAACGTCTGGATATATGCGTTTGAAATCGTGACGGCCACGGTGAGTTCCTCAAAAACGGGTTTACACCGTCTTCAGGTTGCCCGTAACCGGACCCTACGACTGTGGGTCGGTAGGAGGAGGACGTATTGAATACGCTTGTCTCCTCCTACCTGTTGAAAAGGTTACTACTCCTCGCCAGCGTTGGCAAGTTCGGTGAGCTTGACTACTTGCTTGACCAAGCGTTCATGCTCCCGCGGATTCAGCCCGGGATTCCAGTATTCTTTACGCTGCCGAATCTCATTCAACCGGTCCCGCGCTTCGTCAGGTGTGATGTGGGTAGAAGTCCCACCTTGCTGAGTGGCCAAGGTGTTGCCGGGTTTGTCCAGACCCAGTGCTTTGGCCATTGCGTAAAATCCTTTCATCTCAGCTGCAGAACCCCGACCACTTTTGATGACCTCAATCGCCGCGGTAGGGAAACCCATCTTCTCAGCTGCCGAAGCCGCTAGCTTGGTGCGTTCCTCCAAAGCCGCACCCCATTCCGTCTTCAGTTCCTGTTGGGATTTCCCTACCGCTTCCTGTTGCTGCTGATACTGAGAAGCAGAAGCCTTGAAGAGTGCTTCGGCCTGCTTCTTGGTAAGACCAGCTTCCTTAGCATAGTTGCGAACCTCCGCCACCATGTTCTCGGGAAGCTCGACATCCTTTGGTGGAGCATACTCCTTGGCATCTTCGGGTCGCCCAAGAGCACCCAGTAGAGCATTTTCGTCCTTGGAGTTGACCAGCTCAGGAAAATCCTTGGTGAACTTGCCTAGAAATTCCGCGCGTTTCTCAGGAGGAGCATCGGGTCCGGGCGGACGGATGGATGAACCCACAAGCTTCTGGACCTCGACGTGTGAGCGAGCCAGAGCCGCCACATCCTTGAAGCTTTGGAGTGATGGTGCCGCTCGAATGTCCTCAGGCAACGTTGCCTTCCAATCCGGTGTCTCATCGCTCATTACGCGGTCCCCTCGCCAAGTCATCAATTTCTGCGACCAATGCCAGTGCTCCTAGGTTGAATGCTGTCCGGTCGAATGACCCTTGGACGTAGAGACCATCCTTGGGGTTGAGCGCCCGGTTACGCAGCTCGTGAATGAATTGCTGCCCAACCTGAGAATTCAACATCTCCCGAATCGGTGCCATCTTCAGCCAGTACTTCTTTTGCAGCTCCTCCCACTGCTCTGATGCCTCCATCACTGCTCCAATCCCTGTGCACCCTGATTCAACTGTGCTGCTTCCATGGCAGCGGAGACCGCTTCTCCCTTGGTCTTCGCCACATCCGCTTCCTGTTGCGCTTGCGCGAGCTGCATGCTTCGCAT